CAAGGTAAGTTGCGTTTGGTGAGTTATTTACAACCTTTTGATTGTAAGATGCTGATAAAGAAGACGCTCCGTCTACGGTTAAAGTTGAACTACCTTGATATAAAATCTTTTGTCTTGTAGAATCATATTGTTTTGCTGTTAATGTATAGTCAACACTTCTACTCGCATTGTTATCAACTAATTGTTCTCCACTTGACGATACTCTTGTCAACATAACTGACCAGAAATCATCATTAAATAATTTTAATTTTGGTGTGTCTAAGTGTGATACACCTGTTGAACTACTTACTGCAAATCTTATATTACCATATTCAGTAGAACCACTATTAATAAGTTGTAATCCAAAACCTGCAGATTTTCTAAGTAATACTTGGTTCGCTTTGTATGGTGTTTTATATCTAAATTCTATTGTTTGTGGAACCTCACCATTTGAGTCATTTCTCCAAGGAACTTGTATATATTGTGAACCTTTAAAATCTAATGCTCTTGTAAATTTTCTTTTAATTTCATAACTTACTCGTGTTCCTTTATCTGGCCCACCAAACTCACGAACTCTTAACATAGAACTCGGTATTCCGTAACAACTTAATAATCCTTTTACTGCTCGTTCTGTTCCTTTTGCTTTGATAAAGAAAGGTAGATTAGCAAGTATTCGTTTCCATATTTCTTCTGTTAGTTGTTCTTTTGATGATTCATATTTTGTGCTTCCATCAGGATTTTTACCCAATAAATATTCAGGTAAATTCACTAAGTCATTACCACTAAATAATTGTAATCCAAGTGATTTAGCAAACTCTTTTGCTACATCTTTTGATATACCTTCTGATAAATTTTCTACTCGTTTATTTACATCAGTTAAGTGTTTTACATAAACCCATATCTCATCAAATTGTTGTCCGACCATATCCATAAATTCTAAGAATACATTGTTTTGTGTATCTGCGTAAATATGTTCTGGTAAAGAATTTCTTAGTGAGTTTGGGTTGTTAAAGTCATATGCTGAAGAACTTGCGATTCTATTATCATACCAGGTTGTAGCGGTAGAACCAGAAGTATGTTCTAATTTGTATGGTGTAGTTGATGTCATCTTTGGCCAAGCTGTATCGTGGAATAATCCGTTGGAACCACTTGAATAAGATGAACTCTCAAAATACATATAATGTTCAAATGGGTCAAATGAATTAACTACTCGTTGTCTTTGTTTTTCTATATGTGATATTCTGGCCGCTGAACTACTGATTGGTAGTAATGATGAACTCGAAGAGTTGTATCCTTCAATCAGTTCTAATTTTTTCTTAAAGTTCTTTACCCTAAACTCAGCTGAACCAAAGTTTACAAAGTTTCCGAGACCAAAGTCATCTGCTTCAATATTGACATCAGTTGTTGTTTTTTGATAATCTACAGTAGGTTGTATGTTTAACAAACTACCAGATATAAGTTTTTCTTCTAAATCAAAATTTAGTAGTGTGTTACTACCTAATAAATCATTGTGATTTTGGAATTGTGTTCCCTCATAGTTTATAGGATTGTCAACTGAGTTCAGATTAGGTATTCTTAAAAATATTCCGTCATCTGGTCTGTCTACAAATGGAACTAATTTTATTTTATCCTTATAATCTGGCAATCTTTTTTCTACAAAATAAACTCTATCTAATTTTTTAGTATTTTCTAATGGTTGTTTTAACTTTACTTTTCTTGATAAGTTGTCGGCTCCTAATTTATCATTTACGAGTAGATAATGTTCATTACCTTTAACCATATAAGTTTTGTATCTATTTACATTACTTTTATCATAGTTAACTCTCCAATAGGTAAACTTTTCTGCTCTCTGGTCTTGACCTTTATGTTTAGCTTTATTCACTCCGTCTTCATAACTTAGTGAAACTCTGATACGATTAGCATCTAATACTTCATCTATTCGTGCAACATAATCTCTATCTTCTCTTTGTATCTTGACAACTTTTCTACTGACAACCTTTTCTTTGACAATCTTTTTAGTTTTCGCTTTTCTTCTAATTGGGTCAACGGGGTCTTTCTCTAATTCTTTTTGTTTTTGATAAACGGTACCACCATACAAACCATAACCATCTCCACCTTCAATCAAACCACCAATTGGTAATCCATTTCCTGGTGATAGTGGTCCACCTTCTTCCCCTAAGTCTGCTCTACCCGTTACATCAAAGTCAATGTATGCATTTCTTGCAGCACCTTGTCTTCTTGGTGGAAGTATCTTACCTTGTGAGATAAGTTGTTGTTCTAATTGTTTAGCTCTATCTGACCTTGCCATTAACTAAATCCTCCCAATCCAACATCAGCACCTAAAAAGTCTGAACCGAAGTTTTCTTCAACTTCCTCGGATTCTGTTTCTGTTTCTGGCTCTGGCTCAAAGAAATCTACTTCTACGATTTCTTCTACAATTACATCTTCGTTTGTTGTTGTTTCGTTTTCTATCTGATATAGTTTTGGTATAATGACTTCACCACCTACCATATTTTGTGTAAATCCTCTATCCATATCATTGATATCAAACTCTAATACATACTGGTCAGTTTGGTCAAACTTGACCTTTCCTGCGTTATTTATTCTCAATGGTTTATACTCTATCATTTCAGACATAGATTTGAAGTCATCAATATATTCTGAGTTTTTAATTATCTCATCTCTCTCAATAATCAGCTCTGTTCTGTCTGGTGATATATCATCAATGATATAAGTTAAATCTCTTTTAAATAATTCTTTTTCTGGTAGTTTATCAAATTCATCATTTTTTGGATTTGGTGTTGCTGTATAGTATCGTATCTCATCATTTATTTTTTTCTCTTGGACTTTACTATTCCAAATGACACCTTTATCGTCAATAAAAATATCTCTTTCTACACCTGCTAATCTTCTTAAAAACTTGTAAGTTACATTGTAATTACCCTCTACGAATCCAGCGTCTCTTAAATGTTGTGCTACATTAATGTCTATGAAGTTTTCACCGGAATCTAATCCAATTTCTTCTGGTTCTAAAAAAATAGTATCTAGTAACTCTTCATTGTCTTCATCATATACATAGAGTGCGATAAAGTCATCATCTACATCACGACCAAAACTACTATATACTCTGTTTGGTAAATAGTAAGTTGCTTTTTCTTTTTCTGTAAATCCGTATTCTAATGCCATTATTTGACCTCAACCGTATCTTCTAATCCACTTACACTAAACATATCAAATTCGTCTCTCGGTGCCTTTTCATTTGACTGGCCCCAAAACTTTAATAATTCTTTATTGGTAAAAATGAACTCATCATAAACCTTTTGATATTGTAAATTCTTTATATATCCTTGTAATCTTTTTAATGCAAGAATAGAACCAAAAAGAAATGTAAACTTAGGAATTATAATCGGAACCATAAATTGATTTAGATTTTTATTAGTTTTCTTTTGCCTTGTTAAGTATGATGATAGAAATGTAGAACCCATAACTTTTCTATTTGGATTTACATTTTGTTTTATCACAAGTAGGATTTTTGCATTTAATAAGTTTGTACTCATATTCAATGGATAATTTACTCGTAACGCTCTATTGATAAATCTTATCATCGCCTTCTTCAAATGTAAATCTGACTTTACTTTCTTTTCTTCAATTTTTATTTCCGTTTTAATAATATCCTTTTCGGCCTCTTCTTCTGGCTTAGCAAATTCTTGTGGTGGTGTGAAAAATGTAAATTGGTTATCTACCTTTGATGAGTTTTTGTCATCAAAGTATTGTTGTCTGTTTTCAAGTCTAACAATATCAAACTTTTCATTAATAGATTTACCTAATTCTCTTGGTGATTCTATTGATATAAGGTCTCCATTTTCATCTCTTAGTGGTTCAATCGCATCAATAGAACCAGAAACTTCTTGTTTTAATTTCAAGTCTCTGAATATATCTTCTTGTTCTATAATATCAGAGTCTAATAATTTCTGATAATATTGTGATTTATTTCTAGCTGAACTTGGTAAGTAAGGCATTATCTCACCACTCTGAACTCATAGTCATTATCATAATAATGAACTTGCTCATCTGTTGTTCCACTACCACTAACGACCTTGACACAAAAACGATAATTTCTTTCTGCTTGAAATCCATTCATCCAAATATTAAAATAATTACCTGTGCTATCACAAGAGATTGCTGAACCTGTCCCAAATGGAACTATAACTTCTTCGGTATCGGCATCTTTAACTTGATAAAAAATAGAACCACTTGGTAAATACTTTGTAGTCAACTCGGCTGGTGTTGTTGCAAAAGCAGTTGTTGGATATAACTCTCTACCAGTCAATCTTAACTTAACAATAGAGTCCTCTTTATATTCCGTTCTTAGGTTTTTAAAATATACCTTTAATCTTTCTAAGTCTGTTGAACTTAGTGCAGATAAACTTCCTGTTGACCAAGAAGAATCGTTCCACTCTACTTCTAATTTGGGTGGATAGATTGTATGTGTTTCTCTTGAGAAATATTTTAGATTTCCTAATCTACTTGTGCTTGCTTCGTCCTTTGTAGTATCACTTCCTGAGTTAAATGAAAATGTATTATCAGTTGGAAGTATTGATTCTCGTTTTAAGATAAAGCCTCGGTTTGGGTAAACTGAACTTGAATAAATATGATTTTTAACCATATCAGTTACATTCATTCTTAAATCTTTTTTATCAAAGGTTAAATCATATGATGAACTAACTTTATATTGACCCGATTGTGTTCTCCACCAAGCACCACCGTCAGTCAATACTGATGTTGATACCCAAGGTGTTTTTGCCTCGTGGTCTCTGTATTGATAACTTACTCCGTCTGATGTTACTGGGTCGTGGTCAAGTTTTCCTGTTCCTTGTTTCCAAGCACTTCCACTAACCATATGAGCAAACACACTTTGTTCTGCTTCAACTTCTTCTGAAGTTGCGTCGTATAAATTTAAAAAGTATTTTGCGTTAGAAGGTATTTTTCCGTCTTGTATTGATTGTGATATATAAGAATAATCAAAGTCAATTAATACTCTTGAAACATTTTGGACACTTCCACCAGCAGAAACCACCTTATTGATTTCTAATATTTCATCAAATCCTGTATTGATAGAACTTGTTGTTCCACCTGAATATATGGTTGCGTCTCTTTTACCGAATTCAAAATAATGCATTATTTGTCTCCTACTACTCTACCCTCGATATCTAAGTTCGGGTATTTAAGTTCAAATATACTTGGGTCTAATGATGTGTAAACAATTCCATCTCTTGTAGCTGAGTCTAAGTCGTAAACATTACCACTATATCCTGCTGCTACTTTATGTTTATTTTCAATCACTACAATATTCTTATTAGGATTATTGTCTTGTGGTGGAACTACTGATATCACACCCTCTACCAACGAGATAACATAAGCAATGTCGTTCAACACGATTGGTTGATTAATTTGCCTTTTTTGTGTATCAAAGTGTTTCTTAACTGCCTGTATAGCATTAAACAACACTTCATTTTTATTGTATCCTCTACGAACAACTATACTAAATCTTACACCAACATTAATGATATATCCGTCTTTAATGTTTATAGCGTCTGTTAATATTCTGTATTGTGAAAGATACATTTTTAAATTTTGTTTTACCGCTTCATTTAGCTGTGTTAGTTTTCCGTCTGCTGTATATCCTAACACATACATATTCATAGCTAATGGATTTGGAATAACATCAATAGATTTTATTTTCTTTACTTCCCCATTGATGACTTCTAATTGACCCTCACTTTCCAATTGTTCATCTTGAACAATAAATGCTTTTGCAATATTACCATATTTTTGTGGTAATGAATAAACTCTTGTTATATAGTCTTCTCTTGTTACTGCACGATTTTGTGCATTAAAGAAAGCACTGGCATTTAACTTAATGTCTTGTAGTGATTCTTCACTTGCTCCACCAGTTGCTCTTCCTAAGTTAGTTACTGAAATACTACTTTCAACATTAGATGTTTTAGTTGAGTCAAGTCCTGTTGTGGAATTAGTAAATGTTAATCGTTTAGGTGCGGATATTGTTCTTGGTGCAACATTATGTTCCATAGCTCCACCATAATTATAATTTACCGTGAGCGTTGTGTTGCTTGGTGCTAATCCAAAGGTTTGTGTTTTCATAAAGTTAGCTGGGTCAAATGACTCGTCTAATCTTGAAACGCCCATACCTAAAGATGAACCTACATTATCTGGATTTGGAATTATTTCTTCATCTGCATTATCACTAACGCCTGAACCAAATCTTAATTCCATTTTATTATCATCACGAACATAAGTTGTAAATCGTCTTGATGATTTAATTAATTTTAATAAGTATGGTGTATCCATTTCAAACTCAGCTAAATCAGGGTCAGTAAGTGTTGTGTTTTGGTCTGATTCAAATATTGTGTCTTGTGCTAAGAATGGAACTTGATACCAAGTATTTCCTTGACTATCCGTTACTGATATAATCTCAGTTACCTTATCGTTTGATAAAACTATTTTATCAAATTCTTTTGCATTTGAAAAACTAAAATCTTCTGATTCTCTTGTTCCTGATTGTCCCAATACCTTTTTAGTTAATCTAAATGTTGTCGGTACTGTTCCTGAACCTGGGTCTAATAATTGAACTCCCATTCTATCCAATGAACTTGATGCCTTAAAGTTAACATCATCCATTAATGTAAATTCTGTTCCGTTGTTTGATGATACGCTTGAATTAGCACTTAATATTCCAGCGTAATCTAAATCTGCTTGATAATTAGAACCAACAATTTTTGCTGGAACCTCAACACTAACGGTCAATTGAACCAATGATGGTGTTGCTAATTTTGGTTTGTATCCATATGATTGAGCAATCGCTAATACATTTTTTCTTTCTTCTGCATAATGTAATAGTGTTTCTCTAAATTGATTGTCAACATAGTAATTCAATACATCACCAACATACGATGCCATTTCAACAAACATCATTCCTGGTGATGCTTCATTAAAATCATTGTATTGAGTTGGGAAGTATGTTTTAGCAAACTCAATTAAATTTGCTC